CGCACGAAAAAGTAGGAAAGGAGATTGGTAAGGATGATTAAAAACGAATTCCCAGAGTGGATTTATAGTCCGGTCAACGATCCTATGTGGAACAATTTATTTGAACGAATTGAAGATGCACTTGGTTTTAAACTCTTCATTTGGCAGAAGACTTATATTATGGGATTAGGATATAGATGTTCAGGACAGACGACTGCCGATGTTCTTAGAAATTTAGTAGGAGAACGTACATCCGAGTCGATATATTTGGAACGACCTAAAAATCGCATGGAAGATTTTTATCAGAAGGAACTTATCGAGATAAAAAGAAAGCTGGACGATAAAGGTATAATTTCAAGAGACATAGAGAGGAAAAAACGATGACGATTGAGCGTTTATTAAAAGAACTCGGAGAACGCCATTTTGAAGTTCTTTGGAGATATGAAGTCTTAACAAATTCTATCGTTATTCAGATGGATAAAAGATACTGCCATCAATGGTATAGGTTAGCTCGTAAAGTTACATTAGATGATTTTCATCATTTTATAACCGATCAGTTTGAAGATACTATGGTTCGATTTTTAAAGGAAATGGCTCAAGAACTGGAGTATCAAATTAAAGTCGCACCGGAACCCATGAAAGGAGAAGACAATGATTAAAATTGAAAACGTTGAAGTTATGGGTTGGGAACATGCTATTCGAGGGATACGGAACCCGATGAACAGTTGGGAGAAATCGGATAGTGGAATCTGCAAAGGTGGGGATGATGGTATCGGATGTGAGAACTGTGCCAATTATGATTCCTGCGAGCATACATACGATCATTCCTGGCAGCTCGGTAAAGCAGATCACGATTTGATGATGCGACTTGCGGATACGAGGTATCGGCGAATGATTACGGTGAATCTGGACATCACGGCTCCGCTGTATTGGTGGAAAGATTTTTATACCTACGAGGTTGGAACTGTTGCGAACTCTTGTAGCACGATGCATAAGATTACTGCGAAGGAATTTGAGTGGTCAGATTTTAGCACAGAACATCTTTTGAATTTTGGAATGTGGGGTGAACAGTTTACTGATGCTGACGCAATATATGCTCCGGCTAAAACAATGGGATGTGTAATTTCTGCTCTCAATGGAGCTAGGGATAGATATCTTGATTTTAAATCAAGAGGTTCCGAATGGACAGAGCTTGCGAAACGGGCATGGTGGCAGATGACTCAGCTTCTTCCCTCTTCTTATAACCAAAAATGGACAGTCATGCTGAATTACGAAGTGCTGGCCGGTATTTATCCCATGCTAAGAAATCATGAGCTGGATGAGTGGGTAAAATTCTGCAAGTGGATTGAGGCGCTTCCATATTCAGACATTATCATTGGTAGGGTGTGGAGATAAAACATGATTCAATACTATGAGTCTATATTTTACAACACCTTGGAAGAACTATTAGCAACTTGGAAACCCAACCATCCGGATGTTTTGCGGTTGAAAGCAAAATATGGAGAAGGCATTCAATTTAGTACCATCGCACATCGAAGTGGTGTGAAGCCTCAATTTGAACTGAGTTGCTACAAACTAAAAAAATTAAAAGGAGCGTAATAATGGCATCTATTCATTATGTGATTTTATTTAGCATTGTATATCTTTATGTATATGCTCTGATTTGTAGAATCTGTAAATGCATTGAACATTGTGCTACCGCCAGAGCTTATTCTAAATTAAGAGAAAACGGAGTTATGACTAAAATGAGCGATGTTGAGGCGGGCATTATTAAAATCGGAAAAGAGAAGGAGGATGCAAGAAAAAATGTGGAGTCATA